TTAAACTAATGAAGAAACAATTAGGGAGAAAATTAAACTTTTGGATATCTCCAGAGCTGGAAAAAGAACTCAAGGAATATGCAGAAAAGAAGGGCTGGAAATTTAGCTTTGTTATAAGAGAGGCTATTAAGAAATATATAAAGATAGGAAATAAAGATGCATGAAAGCGAAATAAAGAAGGATTCTATGAATCCAAATCTTAAAAAGTGAGGTGAGAAAATGTCAGAAATATTTGCAAGCTTAAGTCTTTTTATCGTCGCTTTATCAATCGTATTCCCAATGATCATTTTCTTAATGTTTTGGGTCTTATGTCGTAATATTGGGCTCATAAGAAAAATGATAGAGAAAGCTTTATCAGACTAAAAAAAGTGAGGTAAAAAAAATGAATAATTCTATTAGTGATCTTACAGCTCGCGAGCTAGCTTCAAGACATGCTCAATTAATGGAAAAGATAGAAAACTTACCACCTGGAACAGAAGTCTCTCTTGATAAAAAGGAAAAGATAAAAGCACTAGAAGAAGAGCTAAGTAAAAGGCTTTATGAAAATTTAAGTAGTGATGTTCTTCCTATAGTTAGCACCTTCCCTAGCAAAGCTAAACTCATTGAAAGGAAGATGATGATCCCCTTTCATTTTGAAGTTTTTTCAAGCATGAATGTTAGAGTAGACAGATTCAAGATAGAGGCTTCTACTAAAGAGGAAGCTTGGAAAGAAGCCGGGAAGAAAGCTAGAGAATATCCGGGCAAGGTTAATCTCAAAATTAGTTAAGGAGGAAAGATGAAGAAACCTTACAAGAAACCTGAAATAAGAAGAGTCCCTTTAAGACCAAAAGAATCTGTTTTAGGATTCTGCAAAAATTCTCAGACTCAGGGTCCTAGAATTGGCACCTGCACAAGACCGGGAAATTGTCTTATTGAAGGGTCATAAAAGGAGGCACTATGAAAAGATCTAAAAATTTACAAGATTTAGCAGATTCTTTATCTAAAATGTGCTTTGGTGAGAAGCTAAGCGAGATCCATAAAAAGAAGATCTGTATTCAATGCAAAAGAAAAGTAGAGGAGATAGCAGATCCATTGAGCAAGGCAGAATACGAGATATCTGGTTTATGTCAAGTTTGCCAAATTGAATATTTTGGAGAGGAGGACTGATGAAAGAAAATGATAAAGTCCAAGTATGGGACGAATCTACTCACCAATGTTTAGGCTGGGGGACTATCATTAAGTTTGCTTATTCAGCCAAAGACATTATCACTAGAAAGAAGGCTCCTGATCCTATCCCCCTCATTCAATTAGAGTCCGGGAAGAAAATTTGGGGAGATAGATGCGACTGGATTGAAGAAAAAAAGGCTATCGAGATTGGAGTTCGCCTCTTCCGAGATATCTTCAAAGAGCCAGGAAGCTGAAAAGGTTTGACAACTACTGCTAGATGTCATAATATTCCTGTGAATATGCATGTCTACGAATAATCATGAAGAGGCGTGAGTAATATGGTTAAGACTTATAAATATGAACGAATTTGCGATTTAGATGGCTGTAGTAAAAAATTCAAAACAAACTATAGACAAAAGAAGTTCTGTGAGCCAGCACACCATGATGAATATTGGAGAAGAATAAGAAGCGGAAAAAATGAAGTTGAAAAAGAGCTTTCGAGATTAAGGGAAAAAATTGAAGCTTTAGAAGAAAGGAAAGAAATAAATAAAGGAGGTGGTAATAAAGCAGAGAAGAAGGAACCCAATGGGCAAAGGTGAGAGAGGGGGCTGGAGACAGCCCTTTTCTCTCGAGGCTATGGACTCTCTTAAGCTGGAAGTGATTAAAAACCAGCTGGAGAAGAAGGGCATTAAATTTAATATAATCCCCTTCTTTAGATTTGTCAATGGTGAAGGAAAATCAAATGCCAAACAAAGGATTCAAACATACAGAAGCAACGAAGAAAAAATTGAGAGAAATTGCAAAATTGAGAATTGGTAAAAACACTTCAATGTATGGTCGCCATCATTCTGAAGAGACAAAAAGAAAGATGAGGGAAGCGAACATTGGGTCTAAAAATCCAAATTGGAAAGGGGGAATAATACAAGATAAAGATGGATATGTTTATATCTGGAAGCCTGATCATCCAGGAGTTAATAGCTTGGGATATGTAGGCAAGAGTCGTCTAGTAGCTGAAGAAAAATTGGGTAGATATTTATACCCTAATGAAATTCCTCATCACAAAAACGAAATAAAAGATGATAATAGACCTGAAAATATTGAAGTAATGGAATCAAGATCAGCGCACATGAAACATCATAGGCAAATCAAAAAATTAAATCTATGAGGAGAAAAAAATGACAGAAAAAAAAGGAGAAAAAGGTTTAATCCAACTTTCTTTTGCTAAGGTACTAGCTCGCAAATATGGCACACAAATTTTAAATCCATTTGAAGCGACATTAACTCTATCTGAGAAAAGAGGGCATCTTTACCGAATGAAAGGGAAGTATGCTATATCTAGCACAGGGTATGTTCACCTCAATAGGATTGCTTCAATTAGTTTAGTAACGCCTCAAGAAGTAGTAGTAGACAAGCAGTCTTATCCTAATCCCCATGTAGAGAGAAATAAGATCACGAAAGCAATTGAGACAGTAAACGTAAGGAAAATGGCTATAGGATTCAGCCCGGTAGGAAACATAGTAGCTATTGACAAGACGCTGTTTTATAACGTCTACACTTATTTTATCCAGGCGATCCAAGCTAAGATGAAAGCTACTGACTGGAAGAGCAAAGAGCTTCTATATCCTAACTGTGCAGTCTATGGAACCAGGAGAGACAAGCCGGATCTAGGGGGAAAAGAAAAATGGGTATTCTATGAGACTGTTCGCCCTCTAGGGATCTGGATAGACTACACTCACCCGGCGATCATAGCTTGCCTGGAAGATCACACGCAGAGGCAGAGATTCGGAGACAGGATAGCTCAGAAGATAGCTGAAAGAAATTGCCTGAAAGATCACCCAGCAATAGGAGTTTCTCAAGTATCAGCTTACTTTGATGATGCAGATAAAAACAAAGAAAACGGGAAAGCTGAAGTTAAAGTCTACGGATGGCGCCATGAGCTAGACGCTACTGCTATAAAAGACATTTCAAAGCAAGCTGCAAGTGGAGATGAGAGGATCAAGACAGAGGCTTCTATTATAGATACTGAAGTAGAAGAAGAGGGAGAAGTAATAAAGGAAACAGCAGAAGAGGAGGGAGTAGGGGAAGGGAAGCCTAGAGAGAAGACTCCAGGAGAGATGAAGAGCCCAGAGGAGGATCCAACTTATGAAAAATGAATACAAACCAACATTAACGGACCTAGAAGAAGTCTGCTACACCATAACAAACAAGATGGATCACAGTAGAGCTAAAGGGCGAACAGTGTCCAGGAAATTCAGCAACTGGGCTTCTGAGATCGATCATCCTTGCTTAAGATATCTAGTCTATTCCCGGGCTAACTGGAAAGACAAAAAACTTCCTGAAGTAGAGACATTGTATCTTTTTGAAGAGGGCAAAGATGGAGAGAAGAAGCTCAAAGCTATGATCGAAGCAGAAGGTTATGAAGTTATTTTAGCCCAGCAATATTTCGACTGGAAAAAGTATCAGATCTCAGGAAGAACAGATGGCTCCCTGCAGTTTGATATCCCAGCTCATAACTACAAAGGAAGAGCGCCTTTAGAGATCAAGACTGTAGCTCCTCACATCTTCAAGCTCATGACTTCTATAGAAGAAATTAAGCAGAGTAAATCTTACTGGATGCGAAAAGCTATTTCCCAGCTCAATATTTATATGCTCATGTCTGGATCTGAATTTGGATTCTTAGCTATCAAAACCTATAGGCTCAGACCGCGGATCTTGGCCATGATGGTAGATTATGAACTAGGAGAAAGGTGCATCAAGAAGTGTGAGGAAGTTAATCATTGTTTAGCGAAAGGAATCCTACCTGACCGAATGGAATACGACTCTTCTATTTGCGGACTCTGCGCTTTCGATCATATTTGCGGTCCAGTGAAAGTTACTAAGTATGCAAGCGAGATAGACGAAGAAGTGATTAAAGATCTTCTCTTCTATAAGAAATGGGAGTCCTTAGGATCTCAATGGAAGAAGGTAGCAGAGGCGCTTAGAAAGCGTCTAAAGGGTGTCAACGCTATAGTAGAAGGAGTGGAGATCTCGTCCCGGGACTACGAAACTACAGCTTATGAATATCCAGACGATATAAAGAAAGTTTATGGAAGTCCAGTAACTAGGACTAAGGTAACTTTGAAAGTTATCGAGGAGGCTACCAATGGAAAATAACAAGCAAATAGAGCTTATCAAAACTCAATCTTTCAGCTTACCTGATGAAGCAAAATATATCATCATTACTGATGATAAATCTCTGAAGGAAGCCAATTATTTCTATCAAAACTGCAAGCTGATTATAGAGAAGATCCATAATCATATGGATCCAATCAGGAAAGCTACTCACAAAGCATGGAAAGAATCTATAGCTCAGATTGATAGGCTGGAAGAACCTCTTCTAAGAGCCATGAAGACAGTCAAACCTAAGATGATAGCTTACAAGCTTAAAGTCCAAGAGGAGATCCAGAAGAAGGAAGCTAAAGCTCAAGCTGAAATAGAAGCAGAAAAGAAAGAGCAAGACAGGCTTCTTCAAGAGGCTACAGCCTTAGAAGAAACTGGAGATAAAGTAGAGGCTGATGAAAAACTCGAGGAAGCAGTTAGCCTAGAAGATAAAGTGAAAGAATCTATTCAGAAGATGGCAACGATCCCCAAAGCTCCTGAAACTAAAGGAATGACCATGAGAAAGATCCCAAAGTGGAAGTTGATTAATTTTGATGATGTTCCTGTGGCATATCTCAAGCTTGATGAAGTGAAGATAGGGGCTGCAGTAAGAGCTTCTAAGGGGATTATCAAGATCCCTGGAATTGAAGTCTATTTTGAGACTGTATAAGGACAAGAAGCGACAGTGGAAAAAAAAGATGTTCCCACCTTAAAAGCAGCCATAGCTTACCCCGAAATTGCTGACAATGCCCGGGTTTGAGCATCTTCCCGGGACTGTCGCTCCTTAACTTTAATAAAGGAGAAAGAATGAAAAAAGAAAAAACTAAGATTCTCAAAGAGAAGTATGCTGGATCATACAAAGGCACAAGAAATGAAGGGGAAGCAAAGCTAGAAAAAGCTAAGGATCCTAAAGAGAAATTCAAGCGAGCCGATAAGCTACCCCTAGAAGTAAGCAAACGCTCTGACAAGCCTACTCCCCCACCACCACCAAAGAAAGGAGATCAGCCTAATCTTTTTGGAGAGCAAGATCAAGTCTACAATACCATCCAGGAAGAGATCTCAATCATAGTAGCTGCAATCGTAGCTGGTCAAGAAGCGATATCTAAAAAGGAAGATCAAATAGCAGATCTAATGGAGAGAAAACAAAAGCTAGAGAAGGCAGCTGTCACAGTAGCTAAACTCAGAGATTCGAAGCTAGAGAAGAAGAAAGAGAAGAAAAAAGGGAAGTGAGTAGAAGGAGCCTAGCTGGAGATTTTTCTCTCTTGTCTCTCCTTTTTGATCAAAGGCTAGGCTCCTCTTCTGCTTTCTGTTGACAGTAGCTTTTTTTTATTATAAGACTGGCAATAATGGATATAAAAAGTGATAGTCCAAAAAAGAAAAATATACCTAAGGAAAGCTATAAAGAAGATCGCAGACCAGCTCAGCAATGGTATTGGGGAGATTGGTTTTCAGCTTTTGATGTAAGGCTCTGCAGTTTAGAAGCTAGGGGCTTATGGATAGATATGTTAGGGATAATGTTTCAATCAGAAATAAGGGGAACCTTAACTATAAGTCGAAAAAAAGTTAATAGCAAAACTTTAGCAAAAATTGTAGGCGACACAGAAAATAAAATAGCAAAGTTATTACAAAAACTGGAAGCTAAAAATGTATTTTCTAGACTAGGAGATGGAACTATCATATGTAGGCGAATGTATAGAGAGAGTGTAAGAAAAGAAGAGATAAGTGAGGCTCGGTCTAAAGCTGGCAAAGAAGGAGCCAAGAAGCGATGGCAAGAGGATAGCAAAGATAAAAATAAAAAAATAGCAAAAATAGCAGCTTCTACTTCTTCTTCTACTTCTTCTTCTACTTCTAAATCTAAGAAAGAAGAAATAATAAAGAAGAAAGAAGTAAAAATTGACTTTAATTTTGAAAAGAGAAAATTTCTAAATATAAACGTAGAAGACAAGGCTGGATGGTTAGATGCTTATCCAGCTGTAGATATAGAAGCACAATTAAGGATAATGAGAGAATGGCTTCTAGCGAATCCTTCAAGAAAGAAATCTAACTACAGACAATTCATAAACAACTGGCTAAAAAGAGAGCAAGACAAAGGGGGATCCAGGAAGACAGGACAATCTTTCTATATATCAAAAAGAGATCGAGACGCTAAAGAGATTAAAGATTTAGTTAATAATTTTAAAGAAAAGGAGAAAAAATGAATAATCCAAGAATGAAGGAAGTTATTCCAAACGCACCTGCCACACCAAAAGAGGGCACCATAATCCAAGAGGAAGGAGGCCTTGAAAATGGTTCGGTATGGCGCCACAACGGAAGAGCCTGGATAAAAATATATCCGAGGGATGATTCCGATATTATAAAGGACAGGCTTCGATTAGTTGAGGAAGCCTTGAAGGAGCTTCTTTTAGCTCTTACAAACCCTGAAGTTCATAGGAGAAAAAAATAAACCCAAATGAATTAGGAGAATTCTCGACAGCCTTATTAGAGTCTGCGAGGGTGATAGGGAAGACTATTGGAGCAGAAGACGCTAAGCCTATGTTTAATTATCTTAGTGGCTATCCTCTCAAGATAGTAATTCAAGCCATGGACCGCGCTTTAAGGAAAAGGGATCCTGATGATATCTTCCAGAAATCACTCTTACTAACTGGGATAGAAATAGAACAAGCTGCAAAGGAGATTATGTCTGAAGCTCTTCCTCAAGGCGCAGAAGGGAAAGTTAATAAATGTAAAGTCTGCAATGGGAATGGCTGGCTCACTTTCTTAGAGAAAGGAAAGGGGATGCAAGCTTATCCTTGCAGATGCCTCTATGAAACAGCCTACGAAGCTTTAAGAAGGAAGAAGCGCCCGGGCTCCTTTGATGCTACTTTAAATTTTGCGAGGAAAAATATAATAAAGGCTTATCAATTTCATCAAAAGAAATGGGGGGATCAGAATGGATCAAAAGTTTAACATAAAAAATTATACTACAGAAATCTCAGCAGAAAGAAGCATCCTTGAAATAGAGAAGCTTTTAACTTTCTTTGGAGCTGCAGCAATTATAAAAGAATACACTTCTAATGGAAGAGTCCACAGCCTTTCTTTTAGACTCCTGGACGATTCTTTTAAGCTTCCAGCAAATGTTGAGGGAGTGAAGGAAATTCTATATAAAGGGATCCGCGCTCACCATGCAAGGGATTCAATGAAGAGAAGAGATGATAAGGCTTATAGGGTAGCATGGAGAATACTAAAAGACTGGACTCATGCTCAGTTAAGTTTAATAGCATCAGGGCAAGCCCAGCCACAAGAGATCTTCCTTCCTTATATGTATGATGGGAAGAGGACTCTCTTTCAAAAATATACAGAAGGAAAATTATTGACTTCAGGAAAAGAACGAGAATGAAAAATAAATCGTTACTCAATTCCAGGGCAACTATTTCCCGGACTTTCCGAGCTAATTATTTAGTAACATGACTAAGCATTGGGAGCATCTTAAAAGAACGAGGAAGGGAAGTGAAGCCTAACTACATCAATAACTGGCAAACCTGGAAAGAGCTATGCCAGGAGTGGGACATTAACCCTTATGAGTATGTTGACTTTGGAATAGATGAAGGGGGAGGCAACTCTACTGATTTTGAGTATATCGGTGATACGCCAGAGAAGGAGGAGTGAATGAAAACAGGCTATGAATGCACTTGTTATTTCAAGGGCATAGACGGACGTGGTACTTGTGATGATGAATGCCAATGGTGGAGAAAAGAAGGTTGTGTTTGTGCAAAAGGAAACAAGCTATGGGATGGCAAGGAACATTATGCCAAATCGGGGGCAAATAGAAATGTCAACTAGGAGGTAAGGATGGCATGTAATGTGTGTGGAGGAAAGGTTGAGGTGTGTGATAACTGTCTCGAAGAATTAGATAAGAGAGAATTTAAGTGTTATGGAGAGGCTCATTTTTGTAGTGAAGATTGCTGGGAAAAGTGGTTAATAGAAGAAGAGGCAAGCACGCTTGAGGAGGCTGAAGATGATGGCACTTAAACCCAAACCAAATAGGAGAATAAAATGAAGAGAGAAAAGCTTTTAGAAGTATTAGATATGTGGATGCCTAATGATGAATTGAGTATTTTAGGGAGGAAATACAAAAGGCAAATCGTGGCATTGATAAAAAGTGCAGATGCGGGTAAAGAAACTACCCCGATTGAAATAAAGCCAGAAGTAACAGATGGGTGGGTTGAGGAGAAGGCGACGGGATTAATAGACTTATTTTTAATGAGGGAAGGTAAAATACCGCTCTTGTCAGATTGTAAACACTTCATCCGCCAGCTCTATGAGGAGATGCCATGAAAAAGAAGAAATCATTAAGAGAAAAAGGGAATGACTTCCAGATCTGGATCAGGAACTGGCTTCAAGAAAGAGGCTGGATTGTAAGAAATTTCCCTATGACTTCTAAGCCTATCTTAGTGCCAGAAAGAAAAGGATCTAAAATAAAAAAGCTGATATGGCTTCCGCAAGACAATGATGTTTTCGGCTGTGATCTCATAGCCAGGAAAGGAAATATAACTTTATGGATCCAAGCTTCACTTGATGAGCATATCACAAGAAGACTCCAAGAATTTTCTATTTATTTTAAAAACTTAACACCTTTTGAATTTTTAATGATCTGGATAAAAAGAGAGAAATGGAAGTCTATAAAAAGAGTTCGCATAGATAGTAGAGGAGCTTTGATAGTAGAAGATGTGGGAAAGATCACAGCTGGTAAATTTATTGAAGCTAGAGGAGCTTTTTATTTCCTTTTTGGAGAGAAGGAGAAGAAAAAATGAAGCTTGAAAACATATTGAAAGAAGTAGAAGACGAAATCTTCCGGGCAAAAATTAAGTTTCCTAAATGGTATCTAGATCCTGTTCATGGAGCAGCTATAGTAGCAGAGGAAGCTGGAGAAGCTCTTCAAGCAGCATTAGATTTTTATTATGGAAGATCTGGATCTCATTTTTTAAAAAAGGAGCTTATCCATACAATAGCTATGGGAATCAGATTCTTGCTTAATTTTGAAAAATCAGAGAAGTGGACTAATGAAAAAATTCTTAAAAAAAAGGAGGCTTAACATGGAACAAAATTTTGATCATCCTAAAGACATAGCTCCAGCTGCCTTACAATTTTTAGCCCAAGATGGCTTTCAGCGGTTAGATGGTGAATGCGAATGGAAAAGCGATAAGTGGGTCTATAAGATTTACAAGCTCAATGATGTAGCTGGAACCATCAGGATTGACCTTAGGAAAGTGCTGAAATAGGAGAAGCTGCTAGATGGATTCTAAGCGCCTTGAGAGCCTGTTTAATGGGATTATACACCTTAGACCAGGGAAGGCTCTTAAAGTGCGTAATAAGCAAAATTTAAAGGAGGTTTAATCATGGATAGAGTAACGATTAAAGAAGACTTTAAAGAAAATAAATCAAGGTGGCAACATCAACTCAGGAAGAAACTAGAGAGAGATGCCTTTAATGAAAAATATGAATGTTACTGCTGTGGGATTAAGGAAACACTAGAGATCCATCACTTGATTTATACTGGAGATAAAGTAGGGTTTTTTAATAAAAAATATTGGTTAATTCTTTGCGAAGAACACCACCGCGAAGCAGAAGCTGAAAAGAGGCGCAAAGAATGGGAGAAGAAGCATGAGAAAGAAAATTAAAAGATTCATTGGAGATCTCATAGAAAAGATCTTCAAAAGGAAAGAGCTTCTAAAATTTAAGACGCAAGCAGATCTCTTAGAGAAAGAAGTAGAAGAGAAGGTTAATATAATTAAAGGACAGGCTGAGATAATCAGTAAGATAACTACAGGAAAATATGTTCACTTGACCCAGTATGAAAAGAGAATGATCCTCACAGCTATAGAAAACCCAGCCTTTAAAGATTGGCTTGAGACTCCAGCTACTAAAGCTCAAGACAGGATCACCTGGAGAGATCTCCGGGAAAAAATGAAACTGCACTTGAAAGAAGAAAACGATGAGACAAGAGCAGGGGATAATGGCTAAGCGAACTATACTAATAAAATGGAAGTGGATCTTCTTAGCTGGAGTGATATTGATCACTCTTATTCTCCTTGAGAATTATTGTAGAGATGCTGGCTACGAGAAAAAAATAAGAGACCTTGATGAAGAGATCTCAGACCTCAAAGGAAAGAATTCTAAGCTTGAAGGTGAAGTAGTAGATTATATCAACGATGCTTTAGCTGAAAGAAAAGAAGTAGAGAAATTAAAAACTGAAGTAGAAGCAAGCAAGGCTAGGATCGAAGAGCTGGAGATAGAAGAAGCTGAAGTAGAAGAAATAGTTATGGCGCTCCCCCCTTCACAGCTCGTAGAAGAAACTAGAGAGATCTTAGGCTGTCAAGATATCCTACTCAATGAAGAGGGGGTCTTGTTTTCTGTGGAGTGCGCTAGAGAAGGATTGCTTAAGCTAAAGCGATTTTCTCTAGTAGAAGGGAAATATGATGAAGCAATCTTCGCTCTATCTAGAAGCGAGAAAGCTTTGATCCGGCAAGAAAGAGTATCTTGGAACCTCTTCGGAGCCTTATGGAAAATGGGAGATCAGATCTCGAATTATAAGGTGATGGCAAAGAAGCAAGATGTTAAATTTAATCTAAGCGAGAAGCAGAACAAGAAGAGCTTTTGGAGTGGCCTATTTAAAGGCTTCATAATAGGAGTAGGCGTAGGAGTAGTAGTTACTGCTACTTTTAAATTTGTCTTAGGGAAATAAGACGGAGGAATAAATGAATCAAGATGCTATCAAATTAATTAAGGAAGCAATCAAGCATTATGAAGACAAGAAGCTTCGCTTAACTGGAGAGATCCTTTCTTTGAGGATAAGGATCGAGGAAGCAGAAAAAGCAATCTTTAAGGTGGATAACATAAGGCAGAGCCTAGAGGCTGGTTTAGAAAAGTTAGAAGAAGCAAGGGAGAAAGAGGGCAAAGAAGAAGCGGAAGAAATAATAATAGAAAAAGATCTAGGAACAAAAGAAGTAGAAGTTGTGAGAGAAAATAAAAAAGAAACAAAGGAAGAGTTCCAGAGAAAAATGAAGAGAGGAGATGCAGTGCTCGAGGCTGCAGAAACAGAGCGGGAAAATAAGAATAAAAGCTGGGAGCTTTGCTCTGTGTGTAAGGTTCATCATGTAGCTCCTTGGAATAAGAAGAAGATTTGCTCAATTTGCCAAGCGAAGAGAAAGACCACGAGGCCATATAAAAGAAAAAATACTTTTATTTAGCTTGACTTTTATTTCAGCCTTCCCTATTTATCTTTAATAGGGCAATGGCACTCAAACCAAAAAGAATATTTCTTCATCACTCCCTTACTCAAGACAGTGGATCTGTATCTTGGGGAGCTATCAGATATTATCATACTAAAGTTAAGAAACGTCCTTATCTTGATATTGGATATCACGCAGGCTGTGAACTAGTAAAGAGTGGAGATCATAATTACTATGAAATCTTCATGGGGAGAATGTGGGATATCCAGGGGGCGCATTGTAGAGGGCATAATCAAGATTCTCTAGGGCTTTGCTTTATAGGAAACTTCGATCATATAGCGCCAGTAGATGATCAGCTGAAGGCTGGAGCTAAAGTCGTTTCTCTTTGGCTTTCACTCTACAACCTCACGATAGGAGATATCCACCTGCACCGCGAATATGATCCAAATAAGAGTTGCCCAGGGGAGAAATTCTCGCTCAGGCATTTCAAATCTTTTGTCTTTTAAATTATAAAAGGAGGCTTTCTATGGCTGGGAAATTAAAATTTGATCTTCACACTGGAGCAGCCTTTCTCATTTGGGCTGTATTATTGACCTGGGCTTACTATCACCCGAACCCTCAGTTCCCTAATTATGCGATTTGGCTTACTGCCGGACTCACAGCTTACACAGGCAAAAGACTCTTCCAAAAGAAGAGGGAATTTAATGGAGTAAATCCATAATGCTGAAAGCAATCCCTTGGGATGTTATCGGGCCTGCGCTCTCTGCAGTCTGCTTAATTTTAATCGTAGTCTTTGGATTCATACTGAAATTTCAAAAGCAATCTAAGCCTAATTCGCCTCTCCCTGTAGATATCAATTCTACAGGAAAGAAGACTCTCTGCTTCCAGCATGAAGGGAAGATTGCTTCTAACAAAACAGCTATAGAAATGATAGGAACTCAACTAAACACGCTCCATGAAAACAACCGGGAAGACCATAATAAGATAGAAAAAAAAATAGATGACTTAGGGGGAAAGATTATCCAGGCAATAGATGAGAATAGTATCAGAGAGTAGCTCCCAGAGGGGACAGTCTAATAGGATCCTATTCGCCAGCTATCTAACGCAGCTTAAAACGCCTCTAAAGAGGATTCATTTTCTATGGAAATAATCAGCGCAAATCTTTCCTCTGTAGAAGTCTGGAATAAGAATCTGCAGACCCGGGCAACAAAAACTAAAGACTATGAAAGGACTAAGAAGCAAGTCTTAGAGCTGGGGATCTACAAGCCAGCTGTAGCCTATAGCGAGAATGGGAGATATTATATCCTAGGTGGTAGGACTCGCTACTTTGTGATAAAGGATCTCAAGCATAAAAAAATAGATCTCTCTATAGTCCATCCAAAAACTGAAGCTGATAAGTGGAAGTATGCCCTTTCTGATAACGATAATTCTGGGATCTGGATCGAAGAGAAAATAGCAGAAGAGATCTTCGCTCTGCAGGAAGAGATAGAGCTTGAAGATTACAAGATAGACATAAGGGACTCTGTCTCTCTCAAAGAGCTTTTAGGGGGATTCGCGCCTGGAGATGAAGTCTCTGGAGAGAAAAAAGAGCTAGAGAGAATCTGCCCTAAGTGTGGGTTTAAATGGCTAGAGTAGAAATTAATTAGCTTGACTTTTTAAAATAATATTATATATTAATCTACATGACTGTGACCAATGAATCCAACAATCTCATTTATAGCCCTTCTTGTAAGCCCCACATCTCTGTTGGTCACAGTCTTTTGGGCATAGAGGGGCAATTAAGGGAGAGTGTTAAAATCAAGATAAGGAGGTAAAATCCTATGACTGAAAAATTGAGCGGAGTAAAGGTTTTTCAAACCTCAGACTACGCAAAATTCAAAGTTTTAAATGGGAATAGACCTCTCAAACCAGCTCATGTGAAGCTGTTAAAAGAGTCTATTTCAGAACATGGAGACTTAGGAATGCCAATCATAATCAATGAAAAATTCGAGATGATTGATGGTCAGCATCGACAAAAGGCGCTTGAGGAATTGAAGCTCCCTGTACAGTACATCAAGAAATCAGGATTTGGTCTTAAGGAAATTCATGTTTCCAACACGAATAGGAAAAACTGGACACTGACAGAATTTATGAACTGCTATGATGATTTAGGAATGGAACACTATGTCAGATTTAAAAAGTTCTATAAGAAATATGATTTCCCACTGACTACGACATTGATTATTGTTATTGGCTATATACCACTTGGATCGGAAGCCACGGGTGCGAGAAGATCAGGAGTTTCCATAGATTCTTTCAGGAGAGGCGAATTCATTTTCAGAGATCCAGAAGAAGCAGAGGATAAAGCAGAAAAAATTATAATGTTCAAGGATATCTATTATGGTTATAAAAAGAGGTTTTTCGTACTGTCCATGTTGAGAATGTTTAAATTTAAAGAATATAATCATTCTGAATTCGTGTCGAAATTAAAGCAGAATGTGGACAAGTTGCTTATCGAGCCAAATAATGTTAATGGTTTCCTGCGGATATTTGAAGACATCTACAACTACAGACGACAAGGTAAAAAGATCAGTTTTTTTCAGGATTTAAAAATCCGTAACGGGAAATAATTTCCCAACAACGCTCTCCCTTTTCTTTCCTCTTTTAAAATATTCCTTGATTTTTACATAATTACTCTATTATCTTAACTATATCTTGGGTGGTATAAAAAGATATTACAGAGGAAAGATTGGAGCTACTTGAAAACTGATCAGAATTATTCTAAGTTAAAGGTGAGGTTTAATGATCGAGCTTCTTCTTAAATTTACAGTGGTGAGTATAGGGAACATGGGTAAAGAAGCGAGGCATTTTACAGTCCTTAACTAAAATGACTAAAGAGCAGATCTCACAAATCCAAGCTTCAAGCTTTTTTGCTCCTTGCTCTTCTCCTACTGGCTTAGAAGGCTCTGAGAAATCTATCATGGCAAGTAGACTCTATCATAAGTGAGGACTAAAGCAAAGTGGCTAAACTTAAATATATTGAAAAGGATTTTCCTCTCATGGCTCAAGACTATGCTAGGCAGGGTCTGAATGATAAGCAGATCGCTATGAAGCTAGGCATTGCCCTCTGCACTTACTATCAATATCAGCTAGATTATCCAGAGTTTTCAGAGGCTATAAAAAAAGGGAAAAGTCCTGTAGATGTTAAAGTAGAGAATGCCCTTCTTAAAAGAGCTTTGGGATTTGAGTATGAAGAAGTCCATACTGAATACAGAATCAAAGGCAAGAAGAAAGAAGAGAAAACTAAAGATAGCGAGAAGCCTAAACTTACACCTTCAATTATAAAAAAAATAAAGAAGTTCATACCACCTGATGTAGCTGCTTGCGCTTTTCATTTAAAGAATAGACGCCCTGGGAGATGGAAAGATAGGCATGAGCTGGAGATCCCCGGAGTGATGAAGATCCAGATAGTTTCTAAGATCCCTAGATCTAAAGAGAAGAAAAGGAATAATGCAAATAGAAAAAACTGTTGAAGGCTTAGACGAAGAAACTGGCACTCTGAAGATTGAGCTGAAGTATGATCCAGAGAGAAATAGGAAGCAGCTATTATTTCATCAATCGCCTGAAATGTATAAGCTCTTCGGTGGTGCTATGGGTGGTGGGAAGACTGCAGCCCTGATTAATGAAGGGCAGATGCTGGGCTTTGATTATCCAGGGAACTTTGGACTCCTCTTAAGAAAGACTCTTCCTTCATTTATTGATACAGTTCTTCCTCAATTAGAGAAATTTGTAGACAGGCGAACTATCTATGGCTGGAATGAAACTAAGAAATATATCTACTACCGGAATGGATCTAGAATCCGCTATGGTGGACTAGGAGAGAGAGAAGACGACTGGGACAAATTTATGTCAGGTGAGTATGGCTGGATAGCTTTAGATCAAGCAGAGCAGTTCACAGAAGAGCAGTTTATAATGCTGGCTACTCGCTTGAGATTAAACCTTCCCGGGATAAGATACTTCTTTCTTCTTAGCTGCAATCCAAATGTAGGCTGGATTAAAGAAAGGTTCCTGGAAAAGAACCTAGAAGATCATACTTTCATCCCTTCACTTCCTGAAGATAACAAGCAGAATCTTCCAAAGAATTATATCCCAAACATGAAGAAGATCTTGACTCCTCTTTCTTATAAAGCACTTATGAAAGGAGACTGGGAAGCTGTAGGGGAGCCTGATAATGTCTATGTTTATTTAGACGTAAGAGCAGCTATGAAGCGAAGGGTGAAACCTTCCCTTCCTTTAGAGATCGGAGTAGACGTAGCTAGATCAGAACGTCACACTTCAGACGAGACGGTTATCACTCTCCGGGAAGGATTAAGGGTGGAGATCTACAAGACAAGTAAAGGCGTAGATCTCATGAAGACTGCTGGCGATATTTGGAAGCTAATAGCAGAAAGGATCCTACCTAGATGGAAAGAAGAGGGGATAGAAACCAGCAAAGAAAAGAAGTCAAGCTTGAAGATCTCCATTAAAGTAGATGCTGATGGGCTGGGCTCCGGTGTAGTAGATAGACTGAAAGAGCAGAGAGGAGAGAAGCAGAGTCTGTGTGCTAAATGGATAATGGATAATGTTTCAAAAGAAAGAAAGAAAAACCTTGCGGAAGAGAAATTTAGAGTGTATATAAAGATAATAGAGATCCATGGAGCAGGGAAACCTAAAGATCCGATTAAGTTCAAAAATGTAAGGAGTGAAATCCATTGGGGATTAAGGGAACTTTTAGAAATAGTGAGCCTTCCAAATGACCGGGAGCTTTTAACTCAGCTTATGTCTATCAAGTATGATCGAAACTCTGCAGGACAGCTCTTTATTATCCCTAAAGACAAGATTAAAGAGAAGCTAGGGAGATCACCAGATCAAGCAGAGAGTGTTATCTATTCTCTAGCAGATATCAAGCCAGTATCTGATCCTAGGATAACGAGGTTATAGGTGAATAGGATAGCACTAGGCAGCTTGAGATCTTCGCTCTATCGCTGTCTGAGAGCCTTGCTTTCTTGGGGAAGAAGAAAAAAAGCTCTTTATTCCTTTAAATTCTATTATCGAAGGAAAGGGGTATGGATAAAATAAGCATAAGACTCCCTAGGATCCCCAGGATCTTTAGAGGCTTATCTATCAAGCAAAGTAGAATCTGGGGAGCGATCCTAGTCCTTACCGGAAGACAACCAGTCTGGAGCAAGAAAGACTTTGCTAACTTATCCAGAGAAGGCTTCCAGAAATGTATGACAGCTTATTCTTGCATCTCTCTTATAGCTCAGACTTGCGCAGGGATCCCCTGGCAGTTGTTCAATACACCTAGGACACAGAGAGAGAAGATCTCTGAGATTAAGCAGCATCCACTGTTAGATCTAATGAGGAGACCTAACCCCTATGAAGGGCAGTCTGCTTTCATAGAGAGAACTATCTCATTCTTTAAGCTGGCTGGAAACACTTACATAGAGAGAGTGGGACCAAACCCAGGGAAGCCAAGAGAACTCTATGCCCTTCGCCCAGACCGGGTGAAAGTTCTCCCGGGAGATAAGCTAGGTATAGTGAAAGGTTATCAGTATGAAGGAGGGGGAACTAAAGAAGAGTTTTTTGATGGCGAGATCTTGCATGTAAAGTCTTTCCATCCCCTAGACGATTGGTATGGACTCTCACCTATAGAAGTTGCAGGAAGGGGAATTGATATATCAAACATGGCTCTAGCTTGGAATTATAAACTACTCCAGAATGATGCTCGACCTTCAGGAGCTTTAGTAACTGAGAAAGGGTTAGATGACGAGCAGAGAAATAGACTGAAAGAAGATATCAAGACTGAATACGGAGGCTTTGAAAACGCTGGAAGACCTCTTCTTCTAGAAGCTGGCATGAAGTGGGAGCAGATGAGCTTGAACCCTACAGAAATGGACTGGCTTAATCTAGATAAAGTAACTCTCAGGAAGATCTGCACAGTCTTCAATATAGCTCCAGAACTCATGGGGGACACAGAACAGAAGAAATTCAGCAACTACCAGGAAGCCCGAAAAGCTTTATACATGGAAGTAGCCCTTCCTCTTATGAGCTTTTTTAGAGATGAGTTTAATAATTGGCTTACTCCTTTATTTGGGGATAACTTAAAGCTTGATTATAACCGGGATGCTATTCAAGCTCTCCAGGAAGAAGCAGTTAAGGTCTTTGATCGAATGTCAAAAGCTCACTGGCTTACAGTAGACGAGAAGAGAAAGGCTACTGGTTACGAAGAAGATCCTTCAGGGCATGGTGGAGTGATCTTAGTCCCTCTTAACTTTATCCCGATAAGCGAGATCACAGAAGGAAGGGAAGAAGGAACCAAGGGAAAGGATAAATCTTTCTGGGCGCTCAAAGCTCGCAAGAAAGCTCTATGGCTGCACTTCATGAAGAGAGTAGAGATGAAAGAAAAGGGCTTAAGGGATCCTGTCAAGGTTTATCTTAAGAATCAGGCTCAGAGGATCAAGAAGGCACTTTCAAAGATCAAGGATATGTCTAGCATTGACATTAACTCCATCTTTGATATAGAAGAAGAGGCGAAGAAATATGTTAGGGAGTTTGATAACTACTACACAGATGCTGTCCAGAAGGCAGGAGATGCTGGGCTATTGGCAAGTGTAGGAAAGCTCATGGATCTAGACTTTGAAGAGAAGCAGGAAGAGGAAGCATTTATCATAACGGCAGAGATAAGAAAAGAGATGATGGAGATGATTCTGGAATCAGGCACTCAGATTAATAAGACCAACCTGAAGAAAATAGAGAAGATGCTAGAGAGGGCTATGGTAGAGAGCTGGACTGTAGAAGAGTTCACCCAGAATATATTTGAGAGATTAGATGGTCTATCGCTATCTAGTTCCAGGAGAATAGCTAACACTGAGATGGGGAAGGTGGAGAACTGGGGACAGCTTGAAGGCTATAAGCAGAGTGAGCTGGTAGAGCTTAAAGGCTGGCTTTCAGCTTTCCTTCCTACCACTAGAGATACCCATGCTGAAGCAGATCATTTCTATTCTGATAATCCTATTCCCCTTGACCAGGGATTTGAAGTAGGGGGGGAGCTGTTACAATATCCAGGAGATCCTGCTGGATCCTCAGGAAACGTCATAGAGTGTAAGTGTGCTACTTATCCAGAAGTAAAGGAGCAGGAAGCAACATGATTAAGAGAATGAAGATTCAAGAATTTAGAGAGCTTGGCTTCCTTCAAGAAGTAAATAGATTATTTTTTCATCCTCTTGGACTAGCTTTAGAAGTAGTTGTTAAATGTAAAGAAATGCCTGATGTTGCTGATAGTGGAGAAATGCTTATAGGTGGGATCTGGGATTATAGAGATGATCCAGAAGGAGTGCTATTTAAGCAGGGACTAATTGAAGAAGATAAGAGAAAGCTAGTAGAAGATTTAAGGAAATCAAAAGTGAAACTTAGGTCTAGTTATGGACACTGTAATAAAGAGGGAGTTCAGCATAGGTAAAAAATGATTGAAGGAATTATACTCTTCTTAGCTAGCTTTTGTTTTGGGTCAGCTTTTTATTTATGGAGGAAATCATGGAAAAGAAGTCATTCAAGTTTGAAGTCAAAGAATTAAATGAGGATGGCACTTTTGAAGGATATGCTTCTACTTTCAATAAAGTAGATCATGGAAACGATCTCATAGAGCCCGGCGCTTTTAAGAAGACACTTAAAGAAAATGATCAGTTCCCTGTCCATTGGTATCACTCTATCCTTCAGCCAGTGGGAGGCATACATGGAGAAGAGGATGATAAAGGATTATTCATGAAGGGATTCTTAGTCCTGGAAGTTCAGAAAGCAGTAGAACTCTATGCTCTCATGAAGAAGAAAGTAGTTAATATGCTTTCTATTGGCTATGATGTTATCAAGCAGAGCTGGGATGCTAACACAGGGATCAGGAAGCTCAAGGAGATTAAGCTTTGGGAAGTCTCTATAGTAACCTGGGGGATGGATCACGAGGCTTTCATAACTGATGTAAAGATGGAAATGAAGCCTTATCCTAATGAACATTCAGCAAGGATCAAGAGTTCTGCTCTCTTCAATGCTGATACTTTTAGGAGAAAGAAGGATGGGACTATCTATGGAAAGATTAAAGTCCCCGGGACAGCTGCAGTTATCTGGGCAAAGCTAAAAGAGCATGATGAACCTACTGATAATCCAATCCCTCAAGCTATAAGATTCCCTGTTTCAGATTGGACTGTAGCCCAGGCTAAGACTTGGCTAAAAGATAATAATGTAAAACATGAGAAATTTGAACCTGCAGAAAAATCACTGGAAGGAGTGCTGCAGGAAGTTATAGATTTAGATATAGAAAATGATCTTACTATTGAGGTTTCTCAATATGTAAGAGAGGCTATAAAAAGTCTTGAGACACTTCCCATTATAGGAGAGCCATCTGCAGAAGGTACTCTCACAGAAGGGCAGCCGTCTGTTTTAGATATTGAGTCAAGCAATTACTTAATATCCAGTTACAATGAAGAGCTTAAGAAGCTCAAAAATTCAATAGGAGGTCAATTATAATGACACCCGGAGAAGAAGCAAAAGCTTTAATCGAAGAGAATCAAAAGCTTGTCAGTGAGATCAGAAAAAAGAATGAAGAGTTCGAAAAGAATATGTTCACTAAATCAGAGTTTGAAGAATTCGAAGAGAAAATAGATGCTCAGTTTTCAGCCAATAAAGAACTCATCGAGAAGCTTCAAACAGAAGCAAAACGCCCGGCAGCTGGCGATGCTGACGCTGTAAAAGAAGCAGAAAAAGCTTTCCATAAAAAAGCTTTCTTTAACTTCTTAAGAAAAGAAAGCAAAGCAGAGATGGATCCAGAAGAGAGGAAGGCACTTGTAGAAGATACCACCGGCAGGATATTAGTCCCTGAAGACCTTGAAGCTGAAATCTATAGGAGTCTTCCTAAGATTGCAGTTATCAGGCCACTGGCTACCATCAGGCAGACCACTCGGGACAGGATCAGAAAGAGGAGTCTTACTGAAGTAAGTGTAGGCTGGGGAAAGCTCGAGCTGGGTGGAGAGGCAGTAGATTCCACTCCTACTCCTACAGAAGAGTTTCACTATGTTGAGGACTTGGAAGGTCTAGCCAAGATCGGGAAGGATGAACTGGCAGACACTGATGTCCAGCTAGAGTCTCTCATAGTTGATAGCTTTGGGAGAGCACAATCAGAAGCAGAAGATACTGCCTATATTGAAGGCTCTGGACACTCTAATCAGCAACCTGAAGGGATATTGAATGGCTCTACTATCACCAGAGTAGATGGAGGAGCTATAGACACCATAACTCTTGATGACATACTTACTCTCAAGCAGGAAGTTCCTGCTCAATACAGGAGAAATTCTGTATTCATCATGCACTCATCTACAGAACTAGCTATCATGAAACTTCAATCAGCCACTACTGGAGCTTATTACTGGCAGCCTCAAGTTGCTTTAGATGTCCCTGCTACTTTAGCTGGAAAGAAAGTCTTCACTCAAGATGACATTCCTGAAATTGCATCAGCTACTAGCTGTGATCTGGTCATCTGTGGAGATATCAAAGCTGGTTATAGGATAGTGGACAGAAGCCAAATGTATGTGCAGAGACTCATTGAACTCTATGCAGGAGCAGGTCTGATTGGAATCCTGGTTAGCAAAAGAGTTACTGGTGCAGTCATCAGGGCAGATGCTATCAGAATCTTAGCAGAGCCAGCAGCTTAACTGCTGAAGGAGAAAGGTGAAAAAAAATGTTTAGATACCAACCAACAAGAGGCAAGGATGGCATAGTTGTTGATCAGCTTTTAACTGCTGGCCATAAACTAGCCAATGGCGATATCCAGGATATCCACGAAGAGAGCGCAACGCAGAATTACACTATAGGCACAAGGCTGGTGATGGATGATAGAGTCTTCAGATATTGCTATGCTAAAGGAGATTTGAACGCTTTCAAAGGTGGAGCTTCTGATGTTATGCCTAGAGAAGGAGCTGGCGATGCAGTAGCTTATGAAGTAGGAGAGGATGAAGTTACGATCCCCATGAATCAATATGGAGATGATTACACGATAGAAAAAGGAGTTAATTATTGGGCTGAAGGTTATTACTGGAGTGGAGTTTCAACACCTACAGTCGGACAAATGCACAGAATTAAATCAAGCGCAGTTGCTACTACAGTGGGGAGAATTACATCGCTCACAGGTGGATATGTTACTGCTACCCTTTACGAGCCATTGAAGTATAGGATCCCAGCAAGCACTTGGCAGACCTCATGGGTAAATCCTTACAAGACAGTTAAAGCAAAAAGTTCCGGAAGGCAGTCGATCATTTGCCAGCCTTTGAGGAACATCACAGCTACTTATTATTTCTGGGGTCAGACGTGGGGGCCGTGCTTCGGGCAGCTCAATAA